TGATCTTGAACTAGACAAAAGAGAAACTCCTGGTTGTAGATTGTATCAACTACCAAGTGGTAAGTGGGTTCCATCTATCACATCAGTAACTTCTTTCTACAATAGACAAATCTTTATGGATTGGCGTAGGAGAGTGGGAGATAGTAAAGCTAACAAGATAACTAAAGCTGCTACTGCTAGAGGAACAGACTATCATGAGGCAGCACAAAGATATCTAGAGAATCATGAGATGGACTGGGATTTATTTACACCAGTTACTAAGTTCATGTTCCATCATGCTACACCATATCTGGATAAGATAAATAACATACATGCTATAGAAAGGACACTCTATTCAGAATACCTTGGTCTTGCTGGTAGAGTTGATTGTATAGCAGAGTATGAAGGCGAGTTAGCAGTCATAGATTTTAAGACATCAAGTAAAATTAAACCTGAGAAGTGGTTGGAAAATTATTTTGTGCAGGAGATGTTCTATGCTGCTGCATATTATGAATTGACAGACATACCAGTCACTAAACTTATCACCATCATGGTAACTCCCAATGGTGAAGTAAAAGTATTTGACAAAAGGAACAAAGAGGATTATATTAAACTTCTAGTTCGTTATATTAAAGAGTTTGTATCTAACCACACTGGGAAAGAATCTGATGGACAATGAATTAGAAAAGGTATTGGAGAAGAAGTTCTTCTGTCCATCTAGATTTGCACAGGAGATAGAAACTCTTGTGCAAGTCAATAAACATATGAATTACATTGATGCTATCATACATTTTTGTGATCAGAACAGTATTGATTTAGAATCAGTGCCTAAACTTATTCCTAAACCATTAAAGGAAAAGATTAAGTATGAAGCACAGGAACTTAATTTTTTAAAGAGAACATCTAGAGCTAAACTTCCTATATTTTAATGATGCCATTTGAATGTTATAAGACTTACATTGCGTTGAAGACGCATTTTACTAAAGGTGACAAATATGATTTCATACAAAATAGAACTCAAAGAATTAGAGCAACTAAAGAAAGTTTTTATGGAAAGGGATTGAAAGGAGATAAAGATTATAGACCAGCAAGGAAGGATAGATTTTGGTTTGAAAGAATGGTGAGAGCATATCCTGATAAGGACATTGTTAATTTTTTTGTTTCTAATTTTGTGGCAGGAGAAGATCCACAGATGGTTTATATGGCTACCATTGTGAAGTCAGGTGAGAAGATATTTAATGAATGGAAGAGGAAGATTCAATCTCTATCTTATGTTTTTAAGAATGAGGCTACTGATCTATTTGAGGATAAAAAATTTGATGATGTTTTTGATTGTTCAAAGGGACATCCTCTCATTTTGAAAAGTCATTTAGCAGGTAGAACATCAATAGAATCAATGGTTATATATGATAGAATACTAGGATATAGAGTTAACTTTGATAAGAAGATGGATGATGTGGTATGGAAAAGCACTAGCATGAAAATAAAAAAGTATTCTCCCTTCCTAAATATAGATGTATTCCACTACAAAAAAATCCTCAAGGATCTTGTACTTGACACTGCAAGGTGAATCAAGTATAGTGGTTACACACAGGCCAAATCTCAACAAATACGAGGTAATCTAAATGTCTTTTGACAAACTGAGAAAGCAATCCAAACTGGGTTCTCTTACTGATAGACTAGTAAAAGAAGTAGAGAAGATGAACTCATCTTCTGGTGGAGCAGATGAAAGATTCTGGAAAGCAGAACTGGACAAGACTGGTGTTGGATCAGCAGTTGTTCGTTTCCTTCCAGCACCTGATGGAGAAGAACTCCCTTGGGTAAAGGTCTACTCACATGCATTCCAAGGACCAGGTGGATGGTATATTGAAAACTCTTTAACCACTACTGGTGGTAAAGATCCTGTATCTGACTACAATCGTCAGTTATGGAACAGTGGTAATGATGCTGATAAGGATACAGTACGTAAGCAGAAGCGTAAGCTATCTTATTACTCCAACGTTTATGTTGTAAAAGATCCTCTTCATCCAGAGAATGAGGGCAGAGTATTCTTGTTTAAGTATGGTAAGAAAATATTTGATAAGGTTCTGGAAGCAATGCAACCAGAGTTTGATGATGAAACTCCAATCAATCCTTTTGACTTCTGGCAAGGTGCAAACTTCAAGTTGAAGATTGTGAAGAAGGATGGATTCTGGAACTATGATAAGTCAGAGTTCGATTCAGTTTCACCACTTCTTAAAGAAGATGATGATGCACTTGAAGCACTATGGAAGAAAGAGTATTCTCTTACTGCGATAACAGCAGCAGATCAGTTTAAATCCTATGAAGATCTTCAGAAACGTCTGAAGTCTGTTCTTGGACAGAAACCTGCTCGTCGTATGGATGAAGAGGTATTTGATGAGGATAATAGTCGCACACAAGTTAGTGCTGATTTCCCATCATCTAAACCTGACTTCGCTAGTCGCAGGGCAGAAGAAACTGTTACTGCAGCAGTAGGTTCATCATCTGATGAAGATGATGCTCTATCTTACTTTCAGAAGTTAGCAGAGTAGTAGAGAGTTAATTATACAGTCTGATATTATCAGCAACTTTAAGGGTTTCAGTCTTATATTGACTGGAACCCTTTATATATGTCATCATTTCATCCATATCATCATATATTATGTTAAGGTATTTTGGTTTAAGTAAGTATATATTTCTCTTATCATCTTCTATTTTTTGTTCATAAACATAGTTGGTTATTGATGTTGTCAATGTTGTAGGAGTCACTTGTTTTTCTGTAACAGAATCATAATATGTCATTGAAAAACTTTTATCTACCTCAAGACCCTCCTTGAGAAGGACAACACCCATTGTATTTTTAATTTCTATTGTTTCATAATGATGTATCTCATTTAGTTTTTCATATGTATCATACTTATCTAATAGAAATCTATCAAAGTCTGTTTGTTTAAGTGGCCACTCTGTTTGAATGTTTACTATATTATTACATGTTAATACCAACCAATCCAATTGAGATTCTTGATAGAAATTCCAAGCAACATTATCTGGTCTATCATCTCCTTTGATTTGATACTTGGTGAAGAAAGATAACTCTTGGAATATATCTTCCCGAAGAAATCCTCTCTTAAAGAAGTTCTTTACAGTAATATAATCAGATATTTTAGCACCTGGAAGTCTGCTAACATAATCAAAGTCGGGGACGTTGCGAAAGTAATCTGACATTTTAGTAACCTATTTCTGTGTCTTGATTATTATCAAGTGTTGTATATTCATCATTAAATACTGGTTCAAGTTCTTTGAATGATAGTTGCATATTGTATGATGACATTGCACCATCTTCAAATGTTGCATATTGCGTTTCACCATATGCAACCGTGCAACCTTGCAATGCACACTCTTTAAATCTATTTAAGAACTTATGATCATTATTTTCATGAATGTATTGAAGTTTAAATGTATGTGGACTCTTAAGAAATAATCTTGACTTACTTCTTATTGGTGCCATTCCTTGCTTAAAAAATCTAATAATTTTTATTACTTCTTCCGCTTCTTTACTACTTCTTGGTGATAATTTAAATTGGAAAGTAAAATCTCGAAGTTGGGGACCTTGAAATAGTAATTCCATATTAGGATTCAGAATTGCTCCAGTTCTTCTTGTTAGTAGTTGACTACCAGTTCCTGATGCTGCACCTGCAATCACATTACCAACCGCTTCTCCAAGACTGTTCTCACCTTTTAAAGTTTCTATGATATTACCTGCAGCTTCTTCTCCACCTTCCTTACCTCTCATTATTAAACCTAATGCAAGATTTGCTTTTGCAATAGCAATAGGATCCATATTTTCTTGGTTCCAACTTACCTGATTACTGTCAGAGATACCGCCAGGAATAGGAAGAATACAAGATCCTATAGTTCTCTTTGATATATCAGTAGATCTTTCACCGAAAGTAACTGAAGCAGCACCTTTATCTCCATCAACATCTTTTGGTTCATATTTCATCATACTAAATTTAATTATATCTTGCATATCTTTTCTTAATGTTACAGGGTAGCATAACATTTTTGGAAATTTATTCCTTGTATTCTTATCACCCGCTATTGATGATTTCTCTGCTGCTCTACTTTTAGTTAGTTGTTCCTCTTCTTCTTTTGCATTGTTAGAACGTGCAAGGGCATTAGCTTCCTTCTTTGCTTCATCAGGAGTTTTACCTTCTTCAAGTAAACCTTTTTCTGCTATTGTTTGGGCATGGTTATTAACTAAATCTTTACCTTCTTTAGAATTAAAAAATTCTTTCTCTTCTGGTTGAGCACCACCCCACCAATTTGTATTAGGTACAAAGTCCCCACTCTTATCGTACTCTCCTACAACTTTATCTGCACCAAACTCTTCATTATATACTATCTTTTTACCTGTCTCTTTATCAACAAGCACAAAATATTTTTCATTCTGACTTCGAGTTCCTTTCATAGCAGGAACTGGAAATCTATTTTTTACATCGTCAGATCCGTAGTATCCTGCCTTGGTCGTCATCTAAATACAAACTTTTTATTATTTAGTAAGAAACTTGGCATAAGGTATTGCAAGTAGGTCATCAAGTTCATTATAGTCCACAATATATAACTGACCTGCAAGTTCTTCCCATGTATAATTTCTTGATTGTTGCC